ATAGTTGCTACACTATCTTTTAGTTTATCTGCAAATGATAGCTTTTCGTAGTTATGTTCTTTAATTAAATAGTCTGCAATAGTGTCTTTGCCACTACCTATTAGACCACATATGCCAATAATCATAAAGTTACTCCTGTAATAGTGCAACGACCTGCTGGCCCAGCACCACCTACAAGTGTTCCGGTTGCAAACAAATTAAATGCAAGACCGTATCTATAAGTATCCTCATTACTAAACGGAACAGAATGTTCTAAGTGACTTGGGAATAAAATAGCTAAGCCGTTAACTGGATTAAATGTATACGCATCAGTATTAAATTGATTCCAATTTACTCCTGCTGAAGCAGGCGTTGTAGATGCAGGCCAAGTATTTAAATGCGTTATATTTTTATGAAAGGTAATAGGTGCTGAATTAGGAGTTACGTCTATATAATACACTCCTGATATAATACTATTTTTGTGGATATGTTTAGCTATGTCTTCAGATTTTTCTAATCTATTAATCCAGCTTGACGTAAAAACAAATTTAGTATCAGGACTAACGTCTAACATATCGTATGCATAATAATCTACTGCTGCTTTAAGTTGTTTCCTAAGAGTAGTAAGTTGAGGTGCATTAATAATATCAAACCCTCTTTCGTTTAATGGTAGATGGTCATCGTCACCTGTACAAGCAACTCCTTGTTTTGGATACGTTAAATTTTTAATCCAGGCAAGTGTCATTACGTCAATTTGTCCAAGAGATATAGATAGGATTGGTGTTGAAAACGCAGGAGTAATTTGATAGTTAGACATTTGAGGTTACCTTTACTGTATATAATAACTATTATACAATAAAAATATTAAAATGTCAAGAAGTTTTTAGCCAATTACAAAGCTGTAGCCTGCGCCGCCTGTAATTTGTGTTGATACTTCGGCTTCTAGTTTCTCTAACTCAGCTTGTGCTTCTTGTTTAAGAGTATCGCCGTTTAACTGACTGCCGCCTTGTGGTCCTGCAATTGTTGCAAATTTACTACGAGCTTCGCCTAACATAAATTTACAAGTAGCTAAAGTATAATCTTTTAACCATTGTACAGTTAAGTAATCTTTAAGTAATTCACTATTTGGCCTATAGTTATAACAAAGTAATAACAGGTCTTCCTCTGCACGAGGTCTCTGCAATAATGTAAGTTTTTTATTTGCAGTATTCCATTTAAATTCTATATATGATCCAAACATACGACCAACCATTTCCTGATATCCAGCAAATAATTCGTAAGTTGCTAATCCGCCCATGTTTGAGCTTGTTAGTAAATATGTATTAGTATAAGCTAGGTTAAACGGTTCAAACATTGATCCGCCTTCGCCGCCTCCGCTTCTAGAACCAATAGAACGTCTGTGTATTTTTCTTACTTCAATTACTTCGTTAGGAAGAACGTAATCGTTTTGATCAACTACTGTGGGCAAGAATACATAAGATTCTTCAACTGAGTTATCAGAGCGTTGTCTAAATCTTGATAACGCTTTGTCTAATGCAGTGTTATAGTGTATTGGATCAAGTTCTACGTCGATCATACCTCCGCCTAGCATTGTATGCACGTAATCAAATACTTCTTGTCTTTGTGTTTGTAGATCGGCCATAAAGTTCTCCTCGTAGTATTTATCGTTACGATAAATACTTGCATGCCGAGACTTAGTTTATATAAGCCCGAACGGGGCAAAGATTTTGAATTCCTAGATAGACAGATTCTAGAGATGTTTACTGTTGGTGGAACTGATTTATTCATCCACAAATACCTAGGGCCTGATAACCCAGATGCTGAAGATGCTACAGCTGATCAGCCTCATTATGATGTAGTAAAAGAAACCAACATACAGGATTTGCTATTTTTAGAAAATAGAGATAGGAAATATGATTCTGACGTATATACTATGCGAGGTATATACAATGTTCAAGACGTAGATTTTGATCTTAGTCAGTTTGGATTATTTTTACAAAATGACACGTTAATGCTTACTATTCATATTAGAAGTAGTGTAAAGACATTAGGACGAAAAATTATGTCCGGAGATGTTATTGAGCTACCGCATTTAAAAGATGAATATGCACTTAATGATTATGCAGTTGCACTTAAACGATTCTATGTAGTTGAAGATGTTAACCGTGCAAGTGAAGGTTTTACGCAAACTTGGTATCCGCATTTATACAGATTAAAATTAAAACAAATAATAGATAGTCAAGAATTTAAAGAAATCCTCGATTTACCGGCAGAAGAAGATGCTCCAGGCGGAAATACTTTAAGAGACTTATTGTCTACATACGAAACAGAAATGCAAATTAATAATGCAGTAGTTGCACAGGCTGAAGCCGATGCTGCAAAAAGTGGATATGATACTAGTCATTTATTTACTTTAACAACTGACGAAAATGGCGACACTGAATTAGTAACGGTTGATTCGGCTACACTTGATGCATCAGACGGCATTAATGTTGACAAGGTTATGGTTCCTCCAACAAAAACTGGATACCAAGGATACTTGTTGGGAGATGGTCTACCGCCAAACGGTGAAACTTTTGGACACGGTATTAGTTTTCCAAGCGAACCATCAACACACGATTATTTTTTAAGGACAGACTTTTTGCCTAATAGACTATTTAAATATGACGGCACTCGTTGGGTTAAATTAGAAGACTCAGTACGTGTGTCATTATCAAACACAAATACTAAACCTACACAAAAAGGCGGGTTTATTAATAACACAACTGCTAATACCATTGCAGGCGAATCAGTAACGGAAAGACAAAGTCTTTCTAAAGCACTTAAAGCTAAGGCAGATAACTAATGGCGCAACATTTTTATGACGGGCAAATAAGAAGATATCTAACTCAGATGGTTAGGTTAATGAGTAATTTTTCTTATGAAGATAGTAAGAAAAAACTAGTAGTAGTGCCAGTAATGTATGGAGACATTACTCGACAAGTTGGCAGTATCATTAAAGAAGGTTCAGAAAATAAAATACCAAGTGCTCCTAGAATGGGCATATATGTTACTGGTCTTGAAATGAATACTGCAATGCTTGCAGATGCTAGTTATATTAGTAAAGTAAACGTTAGAGAACGTGCTTACGATGCACAGGGAAAAGAATATCTAAACGAGTCAGGAAAAAACTATACAGTTGAACGACTTATGCCTACACCTTATGAACTTAGTGTTAATGTAGATATTTGGTCAACAAATACTGATCAAAAGTTACAAATTTTAGAACAAATATTAATGTTGTTTAATCCTAGTTTAGAAATACAAACTACTGACAACTATATCGATTGGACTAGTTTAAGTACTGTTAACTTAGATTCTATTTCATTTAGTAGTAGAACAATTCCAGTAGGAATTGATTCAGACATTGACGTTGCTACTCTTTCGTTTAAGACACCAATTTATATATCACCGCCCGTTAAAGTAAAAAGGCTAGGCGTTATTACAAATATCATTACAAGTATTTTTGACGAAACTGGTAATATTAACAACATTAATCCGCATAAACTATTTGATAGCTTTGGCAACCAATTAGCTGCGGAACTATCATCAGACTTTGAAAGTCAAGATTCACTTATGTCGGAACTATCAACCGATAACTTAGACGTACATGGAAGAATTGCAGTTGCTCCGACAGGAGAAGTAACTAATATTGCACAAACTGGCAGAATTAAACGAGGAACTGCTGATATAGTTATAGGAATATCTCACAATAATTATAACCTATTAGTATTAAACAGTGTACTACAACTAGTACAAAAAGGAATTGTTGGCAATGTTGCATGGGACACATATTTAACTGCAATACCTGGTAACTTTAGAACAGGACTATCTCAAATAAGATTATCTAGAGACGACCTTACTAATGATATTATAGGTACATTTGCAGTTGATCCTTTAGATGCTAGTAAGGCTGTAGTTAACTGGGACGAGGACAGTTTACCAAGCGATTCTATTATATCTAGTACACTTCAAGATAAAACAAAAATTGACTATATTCTTGATCCTACAAAAACAAACCCAACTACTTTAAGAACAGCTGGTAATAGAATTTTATTACTAGGAGCAATAGGAAACTCAGTTAATGTCGACGGTGCTGACGCCTGGAAACATGCAGACGGAACCGACTTTATTGCTAGTGAAAATGACATAGTAGAATGGAACGGTACTAATTGGGTTATAGTGTTTAACGCTTCTGATAAAACAACTCCAATAACAGATATAACATATACCACTAATTTAAATACAAGT